CCGCCGGACTGGACGCCGCAGCTCACGCCGCCGGCGTATCCCTGGAACGGCGGCCTGCCGCGCAATTTCTCCATTGTCGGCGGCGAGATCGAGTTCTCACCGTTTCCAATCCCGGATCCGAATGCAACCCAGCCGCCGGTGTTTCCGCTGTGCGAGATGGCCTACTACCAGCGGCTCAATCTCGGCATGGATGACGCAGACACCAACAATGTGCTGCTGACCTATCCGGGGGTCTACATCTTCGGTGCGCTGCTCGAATCGGCGCCGTTCATCCGCGATGACGGTCGGGTGAAACTGTGGGGCGAGAAATTCGGGACCGCGGTGCAGGCCGCCAACATCGAGCACGAGCGGGCGCGCTCGCAGGGCGGGCGCCTGGTGCAGCGTTTCAGGCCCGCAGCATGAGCGGCACATTTTCCCTCGGGCTGGAAACCGCGCTGCTCAATCATGTGTTCGCCGGCACCACCTATCCGCCGCCTGGAGCGATCTACATCGCACTCTATCTGGGCGCGCCGTCGTCCACCGGCGGCGGCACGGAGGTTCCTGGCGGCGCCACCGCCTATGTGCGGATGTCGGCGTCGTTTACTGCGCCGGCCGGCAATCCGCCGACCATCTACAACCCGGCAGCGGTGCAGTGGGCGGCGGCGCAAGCTAATTGGGGAACCATCGTTGCCGGCGGCCTGTTCGATGCGGCGACCGCCGGCAATTTTCTCGGCAGCGCCATGCTGGTCGACCCGACCGACGGCGTCACCCCCCAGCCGAAGGTGATCGGCATCGGCGACGTGTTCCGCATCCCCGCCGGCAACCTGATCGTGGGCTTTTCGGCGCCGCCGTTGGCACGCTCGATGACAGCGCAAGGTCTGGTTGCGCCAATCGGCGCCGAAGCGCTGATGAGGCCGCGGCCCAATGTCCGGTAGCATCTACGGCAAGGGGCCATACGGCAAAGGCAAATACAGCCGCGGCCCCGGCATCAACGATGCTGGCGTCGTCGTCATCGCTCCCTCGCGGGTGGCTCTCAGCGGCGATCTGCTGCCGATCGCGCCGAACCGCCTGGCGATCGTGAACTACACGCAGATACGCGTCGCTGGCACGATTATCCGCGTCAGTATGCACGTCATCGAGCAGGCCGCCTTGGTGCAGATCTCCGGCGAAACGCTCTGGGAAAAGCTCGCCGTGCCGGCGTGCATGCCGTGGTGGTTCGTCGGTCAACCGGCAAGCTGGTCGGCGAGGCCGAATAACGCGGGGGCGATGTTTCCATGAGCGATGTCGTCACACCGATTCTCGGGCTGACCAAGCCGGATGTCGGTGCCGATATAGACGTGTGGGGCGATATTACGAATTCGAACTGGGACATTGTCGATGCATCCCCGGCGCTGCACAACATCGGGCGCAATCTGCTGCACAATCCACTATTTCGCGTGCAGCAGCGTGGCCTGGGGGCGTGGACCACCAATAACACCTACACTGCCGATCGCTGGGTTATGCAGTTTGCCGGCGGCACGATGCAGGCGGGCCTTTACCCCATCGCAGTCGCACAGGCCCAGACCATCGGCGACGAGGCAGCAGAGTGGCAACTGGGGTGCGTGTTTGCCGGCACGGCGGGCACGAGTGACTACACCTCTTTGGTACAACGCATAGAAAGTGTGCGCCGGCTAACCGGTCAGACCGTAACCCTATCGTTTTGGGCGATTGCCAGTGCCGCGGGGATGAAACTGGGTGCGGGCGTTTATCAGTTTTTCGGCACTGGCGGCAGTCCGTCGGCAGGGGTTCAGATCAATGGGCAGGCTGTCACACTGACGACCGGTTGGGCACGCTACAGCCTGACATTCGCCATCCCGTCCGCGTCCGGCAAGACCCTCGGCACCAACGGCGATGACTACACTCAGGTGGCGTTTTATTACTCAGCAGCACCCGCGCTTGCGGCGGCGACCGGCAGTGTGGGGGTGCAATCAGGCACCATCACCCTATGGGGTGTGCAGTTGGAGGTCGGCAGCCGCGCAACGCCGCTGGAAAAACCCGATCCGAGCTACGACGTGGCGAGTTGTCAGCGGTTCTTTCTCAGCAGTTTTGTGTCTTCCATCGGCTATCAAGCGGCCGGGTCGGGCTTTCTCGGCACGGCGTTCTTTCCGGTAACGATGCGCGTCAATCCAACCATCAATATAATCGGCACACCCACCCTGTATAACGTCCCAAGCGTGGCGGCTGGCGGTGCCATGCCAGGGTGCGTGACATTTCAGGGCATCGCCACGGCATCCGCGCCGACCGGATTTGCACTCAACTACATCGCATCAGCCGACCTCTGAGGACACCATGGCACAACCTCTTAGGCAGTCACTTATCGCGAACGAACTCTCCATAGAGACGCTCGGTCATGGCGCGTCGGGCCTCAGCCGCTTCTTCGATTGTATCGAACTTTCCAGAATAGTGCCTTACACCATGATGCATCACTTGCGCAGAGAAACGGCCTTTAACAACCTTGATGCCTTTATGTCCCGTCGTGTTGCTCAGAGGCAACCTGGAGTTTGCCATGTTGCCGGAAGGGGTTGTAGCCCGAAGGTTGTTAATTCGGTTATTTGCCGGATCACAGTCAATGTGGTCGATCGCATCCGGGACAGGCTCCCCATGAACCAACAGCCAAGCGAACCTGTGCGCGGCAAGATGGTGCCCCAGCCGAATATAAATATGACCAAAGGTGTTGTAGCCGCCGGCCGGCATATCCGCATAGCGGGTGTTCCAACTGCTATGCGCTTGGTTGTTGCGAAAATGCTCCCGCGGTCTTTTGCGCCAACGGAACTCACCCGTGTCAGGGTTGTAGCTCAAGCACTCGCGAACGTAGTCAATATGCGGCAAAGTTTTACGAGCCATAACGCCTTCGTCCTTCGCTTGGGAGTATACCCGTGATGGCTTCTGAATACCAACTCGTCGCAACGCTCCCCGGCATGACGATGCAGACCGTGCAGCGCATCGCCGATGGCGCGTTCGTCCCATTCGATCCGGCGAACCGTGACTATCAGGAATATCTCGCGTGGCTTGACGCCGGCAACACGCCTGATGCCGCTGATCCCATTCCGAAGCTGGTTGCATGAGCGACACGACAACCCCTTTCCTCGGCCTCACGAAACCCGCGATCGGTGGGTCTAATGACACATGGGGGAACAAGGAAAACGCAGACGCCGATTTGATCGACGCCAATGCGTCATCAAACAACAGCCGTCTCGCGGCGCTCGAGGCGCGATGCACGGCGCTGGAAAACAGCCAGTGGCAGGAGGCGGTCGGCACGGTCAAGTGGTGGCCTGCTGACCAGAATTTTCCGGCGGGCTTCCTGTTCTGCGACGGCACCTTGCTTGCGCCATCGACCTATCCGCTGCTGTTCGCGATTCTGGGCAACGCGTGGGGCGGCGACGGCGTTAATACGTTCGCGGTGCCCGATCTGCGCGGCTGCGTCTTGGTTCACATGGATGCCGGCTCCGGCCGCCTGCAAGGTCAGTATGGCCCAGACCGGATCGGCGGGATTGGTGGCACCTCAATCGTCGCTCTGACGGTCGCACAGATGCCGACGCATAGTCATGGCGGCGTTACCGACACGCAGGGCGATCACATTCATGGCTTCACTGCAGCGTATATGCTCGCGGGTGGCAACACTTTCAGCGGTTCCGCGCTAACCATCCAGAACACCGGACTGCAGACCGACGTGGCGGGCGCACACGCGCACAATCTTCGCGACAACCAGCAGGGCTCCGGCGCGGCGCATACCAACTGCCAGCCTGGCGCGCTGGGTTACTACATGATCAAGGCGGCGAACCTGTGAGGCGGCGCGCGCTCCTGGCAAGTCTGCCGTGGTGGGTCGGCGTCGCCGCCGCGCAGCCGCTGACGCAGGGCGCCACCGTTCCGGCGTGCTTCGACCGGCAGATCTGTTTCGGGGCGAGCAACACCGTCCCACCCGGCGCGACACTCGATTTGTCATTCATGGGCGGCACGCTCGATCCGCGCATCGCGTTCAGTCGTGCCGCTGGCCCTGCGACGTATTTCGATGCCACCGGCACGATGCGGACGGCGGGTGTGAATCTGTTGTTCCCATCGGTTCCCGATACGACCGCATGGACAAGCGGCGCTGCCACCGTGACGCTCGGTGCCAGTGCAGCGCCAGATGGGACAGTCACGGCAACGCGGGTCGCGGAGACGACAGCGAGCGCGCTACATTATGTTGTTCGCTCGCCGGTAGCGACGACATCTCTTGGTCCGCAAACGCTGTCGTTGTATGCCAAGGCAGCGGGAACACGCTATTTGCAAGTCTCGCTGGACGACAGCGGCAGCGGAACAATCGGTGGCTATGCCACATTCGATCTGCAAGCCGGTGTCGTATCGGGTGCGCTGACTGCACGAGGCGCGGCAGTCATCGGGACTGCTGTCATTCAGGCTGCGGGCAATGGGTTCTATCGTTGCTCGATCACCGTTACCACGACGGGTGCGGCGCTCAATGACCGCGCGTTTCTCATCCTGAGCAATGTGCCTGCGCCCGCATTCTCTCCGACCTATGCGGGCAATGCAGCGAATGGGTTGCTGGTTTGGGGGGTGCAGCTAGAGGTCGGTTCATCTGCATCGCCCTACATTCCCACGACATCGGCAGCGAGTGGCGCCCCACGCTTCGACTACGATCCGGTCGCACGGTCGTTGCGTGGGCTGCTGATCGAGGAAGCACGGACCAACATCCTGTTTCCCTCGCAGACGATCAGTTCGTGGCCGCTCAAGACCGACACGGTGGTTACCGACAACAGCGCTATATCGCCCGACGGCACCACGAATGCATCATTGGCGACGGAAGGCGTTGCAGGGACAGCCACAGTAGGTGCCAGCGGATTCACTGTGGCCGCCAGTTCAACAGTCACCTATTCCATCTTCCTCAAGCGGGGCAACACCGACTGGGTGCGGATTATCGCAGCCGATAACGGATCGACCAACGGGATAACGGTGTGGGTCAATCTGGCGACGGGGGCTTCATCGTTTGCGGCACGCGGCACGGCAACAGCGCAATCAGCGAGTGTTACTACGCTTGGCAATGGCTGGTATCGCATGATTGCCACCTGCACACTGGCTGGAACGTCAACGAGCGCGGCGCTCAGTACGCTGTCTTCGACTGGGAATGGCCAGACGACGCGAGTGAACAATGCGACGTATTATGCGTGGGGCGCACAGGTCGAGCTTGGTGCCTTCCCCACGAGCTACATCCCGACGACATCCGCGGCAGTCACGCGGGCAGCAGATCAGGCGTCGATGCCGATAGGTGCGTGGTATAATCCTAACGCGGGATCGATCGTTGCGGAATTTTCGGCACGCAACATCCCGCCAGCAGGAAGGCAAGCAGGTATCGTGCGCATTGACGACGCGACCAGTGCGAACAGAGCACAGATTTACCTGAACCCTGCAACCGGGAATGTCTTTGCGTTTGGCTCCGTTGCTGGCGTGACACAAGCAAACCCAAACGGCCAAGTGATAACCGGGGCACCACAGAAAGCTGCCTTGACGTATGGATCACCCTGGACGTTTGCCTTTGACGGCGTGGCGGGCGCAAGCGCTGGCACCACGACGCCTCTGCCAGTGACTAGAATGCTAATTGGAGAAGCCAGTGCCACGCTTGGGCAATGGCCACTCAACGGTTGGCTGCGCCGCATCCGCTACTGGCCGCGCGCGCTGACCAGCACCGAGCTGCAGCAGGTCACGACATGACTCCGAATCAGAAGGACCGCGTGTGATGAACAAAGCCCTGGCTGTTGTGTTGCTCGCGAGTCTTGCCATCGGCAGCGCGCGCGCGATCGTGCTGACCACGCTCGATGTGGCCACGGTGACGACCGGTGGCACGGCAGTCACCGCTCTGCTGGTCGGGCACCGCACCAGTGGCGGCTGGTTGATGAACCCCAGCACCGCAACCGCTGCCCTCTGCATCAACGAGCGCGGCACCGCGACGACGACCGCGGGCGGCGACGTGACGTGCATCGCGCCGGGGCAAACCTATTTGCTCGCCCCAACCAGGGAGGCGGTGTCGGTGGTGTCGTCAGACGGCCCGCATCCATTCAGCGGCTACGGGTTCCAATAGCAGGAGGCGACAATCCCCCAATTTGCAGGACAGATGCAGGAAGGCACCGGCAACGGCGATGACTGGTTGCCGGCCGACGGCACCTACGCCAACCGCGCGACCTATCCCGACTACCACCG